ACCAAACTTTTTACTATTCATTAAATTCATACTTTCAGTATAACATATTATTAAAGGGCAGTCAAGCTGCCCCTTATTATTATGCACTTTTATAAGCGTCTAATGTTTTTTGAAACTTACCAGCGTGAGATTTCTCTGCTTTTGCTAATGTTTCAAACCAATCAGCAATTTCTTCAAAACCTTCTTCTCTAGCAGTTCTTGCCATACCTGGATACATATCTGTATATTCGTGTGTTTCACCAGTAATAGCAGATTTTAGATTTGTTTCAGTATCACCAATCGGTTCACCAGTTGCTGGGTCACCTACTTCTTCAAGGTATTCTAAATGACCATGAGCATGACCAGTTTCACCTTCTGCTGTGCTTCTGAATACTTGTGCTACTTCGTTTGCACCTTCAATATCTGCTTTTTGAGCAAAGTAAAGGTATCTTCTATTTGCTTGAGATTCACCTGCAAAGGCATCTTTGAGGTTTTGTGCTGTTTTACTTTCTTTTAGTTCCATAATATCTCCATTATAATGTGCCTGTTTCTGTTACTCGGTACAGGCAAACCGTTAACTGCTTTATGCAGCCATCGCTAAATTGTTAGCATTTATAAATGTGACTTTACGTTGTCAACGATTAAACTCCAGTAAGTTTTAACTGTATGTCGAACCTATTTCCACCCCTTAAATTTCATTGTTTAAATGGTGGAGTGGTTGGGTATTGCACCCAAGTCCATATCAGGTATTATCTTACCATCAACATTTAATTCGGTTTGGTCAAGTCAAATGTATGTGTCATTATACATTTTTCAGTACCACTTGGTACATCAATTGTAGTTAACGCTTGAGTACCATTTTCACTAACATAATAAGTTATCATATAAACAGGTTGACCATTCTCTACCATACCTTCTCTACCTAAAGATATATAATATGGTTTAAACTTAAAATGTTCTACATAAACTTGTATATCATCTGGTGTGCCACACAATACTGGTACCTGTGTAAAATAGTATTTACTTAAACTTTCATCATGGTCAGCATATGCTACACTAGCAAATAATAAACTTAAAACTAGTAATATCTTTTTCATAATTCCCTTTAGCTGTTATGGTCGCAAGTAGGATATATTAAATCACCTTTTTTATTAATTCGACTATTGACTTTTCTTTATTAACTATTTATATTATTTCTATCAAAAAAATCTTTAGTGTGTTTGTAAAACAACTCTTGGTGTTCTTTAATTTTATCTTCACCATGTATCCATTCTTGGACAAAGCCATCTTCACAAGCAGCCAAGATAACAGTTTGTTCTATCTTTTTGTCTGGAAACAATTCTTCAAACATTTTAGCATACGCTGAGCATTGTAAAAAGTTACCGTAGTTGTAATCTTCATCACGTCTTTTTGTAGATGTTTTAAAATCAACTACAGATAGTTTACCTTTGTATTCAGCAATACAATCTACTTGACCAGCAACACCAATCTCTTTTGAATAAAGATATTCTTCTATACAATGAATATTATCTATTCTTGCTAGATATGGTTTTATAATTCTAAACAAACCTAGTGGTGTAACAGCAGTAATACCTACTGATTTATCGTCTTCGTTATTTAAATGATTTTCTATAAGTGTGTGTGTTGTTTTACCACGATTTGTAGCAGACACAGAAATATAGTTGGCCATCTTTTCACCAACTGCGTTTCTCCACGCTTCTATTTTTACTTTTCTTTCGGGAATACTTCCTAGAATTGAAGTTACGGAAGGCATATTCTGACCATCAATAGTATAATATCTTATACCATCTTGGTTTTTGCCTTTTACACCTAAATTTTTAGGCAACAAATCCTCATTCAGTTTTACATAATTAAACGCCATAATATACCTTCCTTATTATTATATACTTTTAGTATAACATATTATTGTCAATATGTCAAGCTCACGTACCCTTTTGAGAATACATATCATTTATGCTATCTCGGGCCTTTTTATATTCATCATTAAGAGGGTCATACTTTCACTCGGAAAGTGCTTGTATTCTATCTCTTAATCTTTCTGCTCTATTGCCAACTTGTTTTGCCCAACGACTATCCATCATTTCGATAGCAGCGGTTGACCAATTACCATCATTTACGGCTGCAATAAACTTTTTAAACTGTGAAAGTCTTGGTGCACCCATATTGAAACACATATTTACAATTACCTGTTGTGCTTCTTCTGGCAGTTTTTGTAAATTAGGAAACACTTTTTCTGATTCACTAATATATTTTTTAACATCTTCATCAAATACGGCATTGACTCGTTCTTCACTTACTGGATGACCTACATCAGCGCCATATTCATCATCACCTGCCACTACAAGGTGGCCGATACCAAATGTTTTATATCCTAAATGGTCAAGGTAAACTTCGTATTTGACACCTTCGTCAATTTTAAGTTGTTCTCTTAATTTGTTTATATCCATTTAAATTATCCTTTGCTTTTAGTTTTACTTTTTTAAGGGTCCTTATTTCAAACCAACTTTGATTTGTTCGGTCGGTTCTTCTTTTGTCTTCAACTTCATTTACTGCTCTTTTTAGTTCTTTATGATGAGCCTTCGCTTCTAACATATTACCCCCTTGTTAGTTTAAGTAATTTGTCCATCTGTGCCTTAATGATTGGTCCTCTATTTGGCCAATGTATATAAGGTTCATTGGACTTGGAAAGATTATATAAAAAAGGTAATACAATCTTTTCAATCTCTTTAAATCTTGCCTGTGTATCAGCGTCCTGTATCTCTTTTGTTACTGTATCTTTTTCAGCAACAATCTGCATAATTTCATTCATAGCAGATTTAATATCAGAAACATCTGTTTTAATCTTTGCTAATTCTAAATTTGAGTTTTCTATTACACTCGGATCAATACTTGGTTGCGTTTCTTCTGCTGGTTTTTTAGATACAGGAGTAAAACCATAGTCAACGTCTGTATCAAACTCACGCATAAAATCAGGTATATCTGCCATAGTTATTTTCCTTTGTATTTTGCTATTTTAATTGGTGTTGTAATTAAATCTGATTGTTTTATTTGTAATGGTCCTAAAGTTGTTAAGGTCGGGCCAAAACATCCCGACAATAGTATTCCTACCATAAAAATGGGCAGGAATTTCAAGCAGAAATCTCCTGCCCTTTTGGAATTGTACAATGAGCGGATTGACCTATTCGACTCAGGTATACGACCGTTGTGTTTCAGTTGCTCGCTCTGTACTATATTATTTATTTTTTGCACGTTGTCTAGCACGGTGTTTTTTTATTACCTGTTCAGTTTTAACTTCTTTTATTGACCTTTTTCTGTGTTCACTAGCAAAAGGACTTGTTGGATGTGCTTCTGCAATTTTAGATTGTACTTCTTTCCAACCTTGGTCACTTCTGTATGATACACCACTTACACCACCAACAATATTCATTTGTGTAATCTGTTGTTTAATGTGTGGATTCTTTTTTAGATATGCTTCCATTTCAGCAATGGACATCATTTCTGTAAATACCTTATCGGTCTTGCTATCGTGGAATGTATAGATTGGCATATTATTTTAAAGATAAATGATATAGTAATTGATTAGTTGCTAAAAGCATATCTTCTAATATACTTTGTAAATCTATTTGACCATCAACTTCTTTATTTATTTTGTTGATTCTATCTGCTGTCTTTTGCACTTCAGATTTTACAACCTCAACATCAGCATAGTTTAATATGCCTGGTCTTAATTCAGCACTAAACTTAATTCTTTCACCAGTTTTACCTTGGTGTGTTTCAACAAACTCATCATTTAGTTTATTAAAGTTTGTGTAGTATTCTCCTAGTGCTTCATGTTCAGAATAAGATTCTGTTTGCCAATGATATGATTGAATATCATTTAAAAAGTTAATATTAGTTTGTATAAAATTAATAATGTTACTCATATGATTATTTATCCTTTAATATTCGGCCGTAGTTTGGCCAACCAAATTTGTCATGTGACTCTCCTACATATCTCCAACGTATAACTCCTGTGTTAGGATTTCTTTCGTAGATTTTAGGACGTTCTGTTTTCGTTTTCTTTTTTTTGTTCATTTTTTATTCCTTCAACAAACCACTCTGGCATTTTAGCAGGTGATTTCCATGTAGCAAATCTTTGTTTTTTCATTATATAGTATTTACGATAAGACGCAACTACATCACCAGGCACTTTACATTCATCTGGCATAGCAGGTGTAGCGTCTGTACCAATCACATCAACTCTAGCATTTTTAGGTGGGTGTTTTAGTATGTCGCCAAGTTTTTGAATAGTCAAATGGTCTTTGGTATGATTATATCTTAACTTATATTCTTCATTAAGTGCCATCATATGTCTGTACAACCATGTGTAATTGTATGCTGATTGTAATACCCATTGTGTAGATGGATGATTTAACCAACCTGCCTTGTAGATAATTGCTTCTTCGTTAGAATTATCAAGTTTCCATCTTCTAATTTTTCTGCCGTTCTTTGTTTTATCAAAATATTCTGTACCATCTAATACTCTTTTAACAGTACAAAGCATTTGAGCAGACTCAAGTATCATTTTTACAACGTGTTTATCCAATAACATCTGAGCAGCTTTTACTGGATCTTTATCAACATAAAATATATTCATTAGTGTACTAACCTCCTCATTACATAGTCCATCATATTATATTCTTTTGCTAAATCCATCATCTTATTATACCACATAGATTTCATTTCATCTGTTTCAGCATTAGCACACGCTTTTGCTAAATTGTCTAATCTGTGTTTTTTAAGATTATCTGGATCCTTTAGTCTTTTTATATCATCAATTGTCATCATAGTTTATATTATATATCATTTTATTATAAAAGTCAAGCACTACTTTTTATCGTTATTCCAGTCATATATTTGATTTAATTTAAGTCTTATTTCTTCAGGATCGTCACCAAACTCTTTAGCAAGTGTTTTAAATGGTTTGAGTCGTTGATTTCTTGTTTCTAATACTTCAATTCTTCTTTTTAACTTTTCTTTTTCATCACCTTTTGCTACTTCTCTTTTACTCTTCCATTGTCTTAATGAAATATTAGCAGCAATCAATAGAAGTACAGCAAGTGGATCAAATACAAATATCAATATGAGTATTACAATTCTAACGGCACTATCAAAATTATCTTGAGCATTCTCACCATATATTAACTCCGCCACATATTTAATAGGTCCTACTTCCGCTTCTATTTTATCTTGTTCTAATTGTAAACCTGCTTTTGAATTTGTAAGTTCAGCAATTTTATCACTTGCATTGTTTATTGCTGTATTTAAAGCAGTTCTTTCTTCTTCTTGTTTTGCTCTTTCTTTTAAACCTCTAGTTACATATTCTTTTTCTATATAAACTTCTAATGCTTTATCTAATTGGTCAAGTGTTTTTTGTGACCTGTCTATAATTAATTGTTGTTGATTGATTTGTTTATCAATAAGTTCTATTTTAATATTGTTACCAGATGTTGGTTTTACTTGGTCAAGGTGTGCCTTTGATAAAAAACCAAAGATACCCATTGATGTAATGAATATTAAAACTATAATAGCACTAAACAAATATGTTTTGAGAAGTTTAGGGACATCTTCATTCCAGTTATTATATAACCAACTGGCCGCAACTAACTTACCTACTTCTAATGCTGAACCCATAGCAATAATAGGCACGGCTGCACCAGCAAATAATGTTGCAAGTCCTATAATAGAATAACCTGCAGCTATTACTGATATGCTAATAGCAGATAAAAAAGTTAGTATTGTTAAAAACATAGTGTAGTATTATTTATCTGTTAAATACTTTTTTTTATACCATTTATAGAAAGGTTTATCTGTAAAGATTTCTGCTATTTCACTAGCAGGAACTTGGTCACTACGAATACAATCTGCTACATCTTGGTAGTCAGTTATATCAACTTTTCGACTCATTTTTTTACTCATACTGTTTTCTCCTATAGTTATTAATAATCTTCTTTTTTTTTCACTTTTTAAATAAGTCATCTACTGGATTGGGTTCTCTTTTTGGTTTTGGTTTTGTTGAATTATATCCAACAATGTAAGCAATCATCATACCTATAATTGTAATTAACATACCAAATATTCCCATCATAAGTCCATGTTCTACTGTCATTTTAAATCCTCTGGTTTCTTTTTTGGTTTAACGTGTGAATCTTCTTTTACTTCAATTTCTATGTCTTCAATTTTTTCTTCACGTTTTCTAATACTCTTTACAATATATAAAACTCTTTCAGAATAATCTACGGTGGTTGAATATGCCTTTAATGTATCAACTAATTGAATAGGATCAAGTTCTAAATTAAAAGCAATCATTCTATCTCTTAACTTTCTAAAATCTTCATAAGCGTGATGATTATTTAAAAGTTCTACAAAGAATTTTACACCTTGACATTTAGTATTAAATATTCTTACACCCCAGCCTTTCCATTTTGTACGACCTTCTAATAACATATGTGGTACTTTCTTATCGTAAGTTCTAATACCAAATAAGTTATTACCCTCTATTGCAAATCTACTTGTACCCCAACCTGACTCTAATGCGGCCATAGCAACTATCATTTCAGTTGGCACTCGTTCAAACCTAGGTGTTTCAAAGTTTACCCAATCAACACATTTTTTAACCGCCTCTACAAATTGTACATCATTTTGATATTCAAAAGCAGGTTCTTGTAAACCTAAATCATTTGCCCAATTTGTATAGTAAGTTTCTATATCTTTTTTAATATAGTGTTTTGTAATTGGATTAGGAAAAAATGTACCTGTGACATAGGCACTTAACAATAAGACCATCCATAAAGATATAATCTTTAATATTCTATTTTTTTGTTTCTTCAACTTTACCTGCCTTGATAATTTTCTTTATATCGTTTAAAGTTTTCTTTTTGTTAATATTAACTACATACCATTTATATCTAACCTTATGTTCGTTATGAGGACCAATGATTGGTACGTCATATTCTCTATTAAATACAATTAAGTCTTGTAAATACAATTTAACAAGGTCGTCAAGTATAGTTTCAGAATGGTCTTTTGGTACTGTAGGTGTTTTAAATTCACCTTTACCTTTTACAACCATCTGTAATATTTCTTTATGTTTTTTCAATAGTTTCATTATATACCTTTCTTTACATAGTATTCGTAACCGTGTTCTTCAAATTTCTTTTGAGTAAACACAAGTTTGTTATTATCTAAAAGCTCTCTATAACCTTTAAATATCTTTTTACTGGTTCTGCCTGGAAAGTTATTTAGGATGTCTTTGTGTAAATGTCCTGTATAATATAGTTCCCACTCACCCACATTATTTTGTAAAACATAATCAATTATGTTTATACCTTTTTTGATTTGATTTTTTAACCAATCATCAACATGGTTCTTCTCACTTTTACTCATAATATACTTTCTACTTTCTATAATTGTAAGCCAATATAATTGACTTTAGGTGAAAAGGACCAAAATATGTCATTATGGTTTCCTGTATCGCCTAGGTTTTGCATTTGGTACAAGTGTACCATTTCATGGACTAGGGTGTCCATAAAATCTCTTTTTTCAGGATAGGCAGGTAACATTTCTAATTTATACATTCGTGTACCTTTTCTTTTCCACTCAAAGGTAACTACCTGTCCTACACACTTCTCTCTTTTTAAATCTTTTATTTGAATCTGACCAAATGGTGATAACTTGTTATCAAAAATAGCATTGTTTAACTCTTTAAAATATTTTTTAATATCTTTATATGTTGTAACGTATTTTCTTTTTACAGAAAATTCTTTCTTCAACTTTTTTTTGAGTTTCAATGCTTTTGATTTTCTAGTTATTGTTTTTGCCATTTAATAGTTCCTCTTTGTATTTTTTGTCTGCCTTCATTCTTAAATCAGCAGCAATACCATCTAATACAGCAGGTAAATACTGTTGCATTATATTAAGCATATCAATAGCATAATTATGAGCAAGTTTTTGTAACTCTTGTTCTAATAATTTACTGTGGTCAATATCTGTACCTTTTACAGTTTCAGATATAACGTGACCTATAACGGCCTTGTTGTAATCATCAGCCTTGACAACATTAAAGATTGACCAAGACCAAATATAAACAAAAGCAAGAAATAATGTAAATAATGATTTTCTCATTACTGCACTCCATAATATATTACTTCATCAACATTGTTCTCGTCAATATCTAATAAATTAACGTTGTCAACTTTTAATATATCTTTAGCAGCAGTTTCTTTTGAAATCAAGTTTTGTTTAACTTGTAATATAATCTTATCAACTGCGGTTTCAGCTTCGTTAGTATAATATTGTTTTACTTTTGACATAATGTATTCTCCTTTTTTGTTGTTTTC